TTTTGCCCAACCAAGAACAGCAGGGTGGATACTATTGCCTTGCTTATCTTTAAAGTTCAAACCCCATGTCAACCACTCCGTGTTAGTAGTCTTACGAACTGTGACAATGATTAGTCTATCACGTTGATGTGGCTCTAGTATGTCACCAACACCCTCTGAGCCTTTGTTCGTCGTAGCAAAGACAATACTATCTGGGTGTAACTTGATACTGCCCAACTGTCGCTCTAGTGTTAGTCGGGTCAACGCCATCTTGACCGACTTGTTCGCCTTACCATACTCGTCGAGCATCATAATGATTGGCTTGTCCTTGATGTGCAAACCAAACTCTTCATTCGGTACGAACGATACATAGTCCTGCTCTCCGTTGGTTTTGAACTTCGGCATCATAATGTCACCCAAGTCTTTCGTGGTGCAATCCACGTAGCATGGTATGTGATCGGGCAACTCTTTGGATAACATCTTCAATACTGAAGACTTGCCGTTACCCATATCGCCTTGTAACAAGACAGTACGTTGTGTACCGATATTTAGTATGAGGTCTTTGGACTCCTCAAGATTTAGTGCGTAATGTAAATTTTGCATAATATATCCTTTCTATGCGTTGTGGTTAGTAACATTACTAACCGATTACCAACCAAGAGACTTGATTGAATTGATTGCGTCATCAACACTTTGCTTTGTGTTTTGACGTAGAACACCATCTTCACGTAGTGCGTCTGGTGATATGCCTTCGAACGTATCCATGAGCTGACGTGTTAAGGTGAGTAGTCGCTCGTCCTTGTCTGCCAGGGGAACAAGTAAGTCTTCAAGAATGTTCGTGATGTTCGACACAACCGTGTCACGAAATGTTTTCTTGTCTTCCTTGTCTTGATAGTCCAATCGGTCTGACAGCCGTGCAAGGTATGATACCAGCCCCTTAGAAGGGTCATTCATGAGATTGTCAATAGCCTTGCTGAACATGGCACTGTAGTGCTTGTCATACTCTTCTGCCAATGACTTGGCTTGCTCCTGCTCCATCTCCACACGGAAGTCACCACTTGTTGGAAGTGGAACAAAGTTCAATCGCCAACCGAACTTGTGCCGTAACACGTCAAGAGGTGGATAGTTGTCGGGGTTGTACAGGTCGCCAAGCAACGTCTGTGCATTGACCACTGCGTCCTCGTAGATGTTGAAGAAGTTATTGACCAACCTCTCAAACTCCTGCTCTGCCTCTGTCATGCGTTGCTTGTACTTGAAGAACGTAGATGTTGGTAACAATCGCATGCCCATGTCTGACCACGGCAAGGTCATAGAATAATGTGCGTTGCGTGTGTTACCCACGAACTGCTGAACTGCCTCTAGTTCGGGGCAGTTACCTAGTAACTTCTTATGCACGTTAGCCACGTTGGGGTCTGCTTTCTTCGCCACCTCCAACTCTTTAGACGCACTAACGTCTTTCTTTCTGGCTGTGTACACAGACGCTGTGAAGTCAACAAGCATAGACGCTGATGACAGATTAGGGGCGTTTACTATTTTTTCCATTTTTATATCCTTTCTGTTAGTAATGGTACTAACCAAATATTGCCCAAAGTAGTACGCCAAAACCTAGCATACCGATGAATAGTGCCATAAGCACAATGAACTCA